CAGGACGCGATATTCAGAGAGTTTTAGAGAAGCCTGAAATTGGACAAAGGGCAAGAGCACTTGATGACCTTTGGCGCGTCAAAGGGTACTCGATGATTAACAAGAAAAAGTTTAGGTTCAAGGCAGGAGAATTGCAAAAAAACCTAGAGCAGGCGTTAGTCAAGGACGATTATTTTGTAACCAACACAGTAGACATCCCTTCTGTAATGAAAGTCTTTGACAACGCTGTTGAAACCACTAATTTCTTTAGGGATAAAAGTGGACGTGTTGACGGCTCTTTAGTTTCGTCACTACGGTCTCGTGTCGGTACTTTAGCAAACGAAGCGACTGACCCTCAAAACAGAAGAGCCTTGTATACGTTACAAGACGAAATAGACAAGATAATGCGGTCGCAATTAACCGACGCTCAAAAACTAGCTCTTGATAAAGAAAGAGGAAAGTGGAAAACAACTGTTGTTCTACGCGAAACTATTGAAAGAACACAAGGTGATCCTAAGAAAAGGGGCGTGTTTAATGAGTCTGACTGGATTCAAGAAGTAGGTAAGAACAATCGCTGGGACTCTAGGTATGGTACAGGACCACTAAACAAAACAGCCAGGACATTAGAGTTTAACCTCGGGCAAGCTGAGAAAAGCATTGCAAAACGTGCAGCTAACCTTGCAAAAACAAAAGCGCGTGTAGTTGAAAAAGAGATCACTGACCATCGAAATAAACTTGCTTCTAGTCTTTCTAAAATTGACAACAATTTAGACATGAAGAAGAAGGCGGTTTCACGCAAGCCTGAGTTAGCTACCGAAATAAGCAACGACATTAATCGAAAGACGCAGCTTGAGAGCGAAATCAAGATTCTTAACCAAGAACTAGACCAGTTAAAGAGGCTACGGTCGCCACAGAATCCCTCATGGTTTCATACATTAGCGGCTACCGGCATATTAGCAGGTACTATCGCTGGAGGCGTTCAAGGTGCTGCTTTGACTGCTGCGGGTGCATACGGCTTAGGAAGAACTTTAGCAACGCCTAAAGCACAGCAAGTTATCGCCGGTCAAACTCCGACACAACAAAGCATCCAAAGTATGCTCCAAGCTGACAAAACTGGAAGAACTGCTGAGATACTTCAAAGAGCCGGTGGTGTTGTAGGTAGTAGAGGTATGCTGACGGGACAATAAAAAAGGGGCCGAAGCCCCCTAAGTAACCGCAACTATGTTGCTTTACAACTCACAGTTATTGCCTGTACACGCTAACTGTTGAGACCCTTCAGTCATATCAGAGTTTTCAGAGATTTTCCAATTGATCGTCTCTGGAAATTCCTCCTTCAGCTTCTCATAGGTCTCTAAGTCTATGGGTTCATAAGGTGCCTGTTGGTACGTATGTTCGGAATAGGGCAGAAAACTAACACCACTAATTTTGTCGAACTTGTTATACAACCATTGGCCTACTTCCAAAAACTCGTTGTCACGATAGTAGCAGGTCATAGACGGCTTATGTTCACACCAGTAGTCCTGGTAGATTTCCCATAGCTCAAGTTGTTCCATTGCTCCCATTTCAGACGCCACCACAGCGCCGTCAGGAGCTTTAATTGGGAAGCTGAAGACCTTAGTAGTGGGTGACATTACGTCGTCCTCTACAGGCACTCCTGCAGCTTCCAAGACAGCACACAAAGGATCTCGTGAGTCTGCTCTTACTCGCCTAATGTACTGGCTCGCATATCTAGGATGGATGCCAGATGCAGAATCAACCAACTGACTAACAGTACCGGAAGGTTTAACAGCAGTAATGGCAGTAGACACATTAATGCCAAGCTTGTCAGCCCATCTCGCATTAGTAATAATCGCTTCTTCTTTGAGAGCCAAGAGCCACTCTTTAAGCTCATCTTTGTTTCCTCTTCCTGACATGACAGGATGATCCATAATGCCTGTCAGTGATACACCAAGTAATGCTTCTTCTTCAGTGTTGTTTTTCCATATCTTTCGTAGGTAACGGAAGTCCGTCAGCGTTGCTTGTAAAGTTCCAAGGATAGACGCAGTACGTACTTTTCGTTTAAGGCTGTCGAGACTATCGGTCGGCCTGACAACAACTTCCGAAAGATTACAGAACTGATAGGGTCTGAGGATGATCTCACTGCATGGATTAGTTCCAAAATCATAACTAGCATCTCGTCGCTCATTTCTTGCAGCCTGTCGTTGACTTGCGACTCGACTAAAGACACCTCGTTCTCCTGAACGGGACTCGTATAAACTTTTCCACTCATTTAAAAACGCCTCAAAATCTGGCTTCTCTGTGTAACACGCTGAGTTGTTCGCTAGTCCTCGCTGTGGATTGTCAACCCACCACTGTCCTGATTTGCATCGTCGGAGTCTGTCGTCAGTGAGATTAGATAGACTGATGAGAGCAGATCTTCTGACACCGCCAACGACAACGATCTGTGCAATCTTACAGCAGAGATCGTGACATTCGATGGAACTAAGCTTTCGTCCAGCAGCTTCTCGAAAGATCTCAACCGTGAACTTAAACAGATCGGTAAGAGGTTCTGGACCAGACGCACGACCGCCGAAGGTCTTAAGGGTTGCCCCTGCAGGTCGTACTCCAGATACGTCCCACTTCGGAAGTTGACCCGAATACAACAGGCTGATAAGTTCTCTGTAAGCTTTTGCCCATCCAATTTTGCTGTCTGCCACGTGTATAACGGTATCGGTGTCATGGAATTCCTCTGCTACGTCTGGTAGTTTAGATACGTACTGACGCTCAACAGAGAAGCCCACACCTGTGCCGCACATTAGGACGTACATCATTTCGTCAAAGGCTTTGGGGTGGTCAATAGGCAAGTAGCTACAGTTAAAACCAGCAACATTGTCCCTATGTAGGGCTTCTCCTGCTGTCATTAATGCTCTCATGCTGGGCATTACGTCAAGATCAAAGATGTCAGGAAAGATACTGTTCATTTCCTCAAGTGTAATCAAGCCTTTCTCTACCCAAAACTCTAGGTATCTGTTGACTGTCTCTTCCCATGTCTCACGTCGTTGCTCTTCAGGTAAGTACCTGGCGTAACGTGATTTGTGTATGTACTGTTGATAGGCGTCCATTAATCTTCCTTATCGTCTATTTCGTATATTTCGTAAGAACCGTATCCGTAAAACTCAAGATCTTTTATGCGATACTTTTGCGCTTCTTTTTCAGAATCAAATGAAAGTATTTCTCGTATATGTTCTCGATCTGAGTTTTCATACGACATAAAAAGCCAACTCATTATCTTACTCCTTTGTTCGTCTGTATATCTAGTCCAGTTAGTTATCTCTTCCTTGGTACGTTTACAGCCCGTACAGATATCGTTAACTAACTTACATTGTTTAATGCAGGGACTATCCATTGACTTCCTTGATTAGTCGTTCAATGTACCACCGACACTTACGTAAGTCTTCGACGGGTTTACCCTTGTAGTCATAGCGCCACAAGTATTTCAGTGCGTTACCCTTTAGATAGCCTTTGAACTCATGTTCCGGCATGGACGCCTTAATTGCTTCGATAGCTTCAATAGCTCCCTTGTTGTAGTGGTCAGGACGGTCTACTGGATCTTCTTTCTTTGGTTTCCTAATCGAAAGATTGTTTAGTGCAGCGATTGTGTCCCATTCTTCAGGACCTGCGTTGTCAATACTCATCAGTTTCTTCCTCTTCAAACTCTTCCTCAAACATGTCTAGTCTATTGATTAGCTTGTCTTCAAACCTGTCCAGAAGCTCTTCTGACGTGATTCTCAGCGCCTCTAGTAAATCGTCAGGATCATACAGCTTAAGGAGTCTTTCCTTAATTTCCCCCAGCGTTAGCGACATACTCCAATAACTCCTGTAGCGTATCTATATTGTACCATAGAATGCCTTCCTTGTCACACCATTCGGACATGGTCATCTTGGCACCTTTTCTTATTTTTTTGTTGGGCTGCATCAGGACAAAAACTAGCTGCTGTCCTTCGGGCAAACTGTCTCTGATGCTGGTGTACTTTTTAGTATCTCCATCCCGAAAATAACCTTTGCATTCCACAAGAGTACCGGAACGGCTATGTACGAAATCAGGACGATAAGAACGACCAATAGTATATGGGACTGTGAACGGCTCATAGTCAAAACCTTTGAGTAATTTGGACACGTCCTCTTCAAACGTGCTTCTAAACTTCGATCTCTTGGACCTTCGGCTCATTGAGTACCTCTACTAAGTATCGTGGTCCTGTTGAGTAAGCAAAGGCTCTCAAGCCAGGCCAGCAATTTTTCTTGTACGAACAGTAGGAGCAGCCTACGTCCAGCTTCATGTTACCACTCTTGCCGTCCTCTTTCGGCTTGTAGCAATGCTCTGGTGGTTCCGGTTGCTCCACCATTGTTTTGATATGGTCGATACGGTCACTAATGTCGTACCCTATCTTTTCGTACACGGGCGCTTGACTGTCCTCGTCGTCATACATGAGGTACGTCAAGTGACCGTTTTGTTTGTCCATAGCTAACCAGCCGTATTTAGTTTGGCCTTCTGCTCTTGCATATCCCTTAATTTGAGAAATGTAGCCAAACGGGTCATCAAAAGCCAGATTTCCGTCTTTGAATTTTCTAAACCCATAAGTGGACACGCTCTTAACATCAGTGACAATACCGTCAATCTTGCAGTCCATAGAGCCACTAATACCGTTAACTTCGCACTTTTTCTGTTCATCTGTCACCTCGTGACCTGCTGCTCGTGAAAGAAACAACAACATTTCCTCAATCAAGTGTCCGTACAGGAACTTAACGTAAGTATGTCCTTGCATGTCGTCTAGTTTTTCTACGTCATTCCAGACATTCCAAAGGTAACGGTCGCTGCGGCCTATGTTGGACATACGAAGCTTACGAGAGTCGTCTCTCTTTTGTGTAAACTCGTGCCTCATCAAGCGTTTAACGCCTTCACCAAAGGACTCAATACAGGCGTCAATGTCTACGCCTTCAGGAACCTCTTTAGTTTCTACCAGTTTGTAGATGTCGTCTATCAGTGTGTAGATGTTTTTCATGGTTTAGCCTTAGTGGGTTTCTGCCCACGTAGTTCCGATTTTGTATTCGCCGTCGAGTGGACACTTGAGTCCAAAGTGTAGCCCTGACGCCTTGAGGCACTCGACTGCAAGCCAGCCAAACTTCTCTGCTTGTTCTCTAGCCACTTCCGACTGTACCTCATCATGTATGTTTCCTATAAACTTGTAGTCAATGTCCCATTGTTTAGCGTAAGTGTCCAGGATGACCAACGCCTGTTTCATTACTATAGCACCTGCGGCCTGCAATAGCGTGTTTAGTGCAGCATGCTGAGATCGAATTCTAAGTCTACGTCCGTCAAGTCCTGTGAGATAGCCTCGCCTAGATGCTCCAGCAGTGCGTTCTCGTAAACTTTTAAGAGAAGGTGTATTTGATAGAAATCGCTGTTTAAGTTCTGCGCCATCTCGTGAGCTTCCTCCAACGATACTTCCAATTTTTTCGTCTCCTGCTCCGTAAAGGAAAGCGTAGATGAAAGTTTTAGCTTGAGGTCTTGTTTCAAGCCCTGCAGCCATTTGGTTTCTTGTATGAATGTCTTCTGTGAGAAGGACATTAGTAAACTCCTTATCGTCCATGTAGTGTGCCAGCATTCGTAGCTCAAGACCACTAGCGTCAAAACCCACGAGTTTTCTGTCTTCGGGTACAGTCCAGCAAGAGCGGCACTCGTGTCCATACGGGCTATGACTTGCTGGTACTTGTGCCATGTTTGGATTCTGGTGTGTCATTCTGCCAGTGACGGCACCGTTAGTAATGACTCGACCATGTACTCGACCGTCATTTTGCACATGTTCTAGCCAAGACGACACCTGAGCTAACCGCTTTTGAAGTAACAAGTACCGCAACGCTAGTCTAGCTTCAGGGACATGTTCGTTTTCTTTTAGTGACTTTTCGTCAACAACGGGCCTACCTGTTGCTGTTTCTGACGACCATACGCAGCCTTTGTCGGTCAGACGTTCACCTAGTTGTTGCCTAGAGCCAGGATTAAAGATGTGGATCTTGTCCTTTAGGCGTTTGTTAGTCTTTTCTGAGTACCTCACTTCAGTTACTGGTGGAAACACCTTCTGAAATTCGTCCTCAATGGTGTTCATCTCTTCCTTAAATGTTGAACACAACTCGACACACAACTCTTGGTTCAAAAGCCAGCCGTTGCGCTCCTGTTGCTGCGCTATCCACTGCACCTTATGCTCCAACTCAATGCAGTCCTGCTTCTTCCAAGCCTTCATTTCTCCTGTCAACTTCCTATGAACTGCTTCAGTAACCTCTACGTCACGTATGCAGTAGTCGATCATCTCCTGTGTCAGACAAGAAAAGTCAGAATGGTCACCTTTGGGAAAGCTCAACTCGTTCCCCCAGTTCCTCAAAGAGTGACCACCTGACTTGCTAGGGTCAAAAAGACGTGAAAGTACCAAGGTATCGACTATGCGCTCAGAGGCTATAGAAACGCCCCAGAGACGTTTTAGGACAGGGACATCGTACCCTATTAGGTTATGCCCAATGACGCTCACAGAGCCTTCTAGGGCCTTACAGAGCGTGTCTGGAGTGGTATGTACGGTATTGACACCATTTTCCCTGGTTACGACGCACCAGATGGTCGTTGGTTCAAGTCCGTCAGCTTCCAAGTCAAGATAAATCAATCGTCCCCACCAAATAAATCGTACTGTAAGTCTTCAGGAGCTACGTAGTCTGTTGCATGGTAGTCCTTTTCTTCCATTGTCTTTTTTCTGTGGCAGTTTGCACACAAAACACGGCAGTTTTCTAATTCGTCAAAAATAGTGTTCCAACCGTAGTGGTGCATAGATGCCATCTTAGCCTTTTTCTTTGTCCTGTCAATGTGGTCCAGTTCTAGTGCCTGCGGTATGTCGTTGTACCCACATATTTCACACCCTCTTTCCATTTTGTAGTCTTGAATGAACTTTTTCTTGTCGTTCTTGTGCATTCGTTTGTAGGGCATTAAAAGTCCTCGTCAATGTCGGGGTTTGTGACCTCGTTTAGCCTCCCTGTTTGTTTGTCGTACTGCAGCCAACATGCGGGTCCAGTTTCACCTGTGTACCGATTTTTAAGCACTCGTACTGTCGTGGTGTTTCTAATGTCTTCGTTAGCGTTCTGCTGGTCACGCTCCATACCGATCACAATGTCGGACAGTTGTGCAATCGCTTGGGAACCACGGAGTTCACCCAAGCTGATCTGTGCGCCGTCTTCGTGGGCTTTGCCCTGTGAACGTCGTAAGTGTGACACGAGGAATAAGCTGATGCCTGTTTCGGCCACCAGTGTCCTCAGTTTGGTCATAATTTCGTCAATGGCTTTTCGCTCGTCTCCGGACTCTTGGGAAGACACGACGATTGACAGGTGGTCCAGTACGACGTACCGGCAGTCAAGGGCTTTTGCCATGTAGCGAACACGGGCGAGCAAGTTATCTGCTGAAGTTGACCCCCAATGGTCGAATAGGTAGTAACGTCCTGTTCCCAATGTGGCTTCCCAAAAGGGCCGAAGCTCGTCCACAGACGTGTCCTCTTCCAAGTGTAAGGGCCTGTTTGCCGCCACCGACATGATACCAAGCGTTGTTCGGGCCAAATCTTCTTCAAGCGCCAAGACTCCAATATTGCCTTCGCATCTGCGTAGAAGATCATATTCGATTTCTCTGATAAATTGGGA